AATCCAATCTTTTTTTACAAAACGGAAAGGGTGTGCTTGCACTCGTCCTTTACGTTCTACCCATAAATCTTCCTGTGTTCCATCTTCTGCATCTTTATCTCTATTAGTCATTCTATCGCTGCGACTACTATCAGGATTTTTACTAGTAGCATTAAACACTGCATCTAAATTATAATGCCATAATGCAAATTTATTAAAACTACCAACTATAATTTGATCTCCGCTACGACCATTAACAATAGGACCAATTACTCCGTGTTCAAGTTCAGGAGGAATAAATGTAGTAATTCTATTACTAATAATATTAGGAAACATGTCTTTGATTTTATTAAAAACTTGTATGCTTATATATCCTTGCCACGGTCTTGTTTCCCAACAACGTTGATAAGTTATAACATCAATCTTAGTATCTAATGAATGTTTGGTAATAATAGTACAAAGCAAATATGTAAGTAATGCACTATCTGCTCCGCCGCTTAAATTTACTCCTATACGTTTCCATTTAGGATCAAACACAATGTCTAAGTGACTAAACGTTTCTGTTATTAAAGACTCATCTAATGTCTTATAAAGTTTGTTATTAGTTTCGTACAATGTTCTCTCCGTCAAACTTATAGTTTGTTACATGACTATTAAAATCTTGATTCCATATATTATCAGTTTTTCTAATATATGCTTTAAAAGCATTCCAATCTTTAGAACTTGTTTTGTTATTTGTAATATAGTCCTTAATGTTCTTTAATGCCCTATGGGCACCTTCTATATCTGTCCAAGTTCCTCTATTGAAACTATGCAGATGTCTTGCTTCGTCAATATTATCAAGTCGTTGTTTGTTTACTCTAAAAATCATATTTTCAGTTTCAGCAATATCTTCTAAAACTTTGGTTCCAAAGTGTTGCATCATTAGTGCAGGGTTTAGATATGTAGGTGTGTAGATAATACTACTATCAATATAATTACAATCTAAACTTAAAAAGCCTTCAAACACATCTTTAATTTCCATTATTTGATATGTTCCTGTAGTACAAACTAAATTTAATTCGCTTTTATTTTTGTTTACTTCTCTAAATTTAGCAATATTACTTTTTAGTTTGTTCCAATCACCTTGTCTAAAATACGGATATAATGTAGGACCGCTGTCAACACTAACATGAATAACAGATTTTTTAAACTTAATAAGCAAGTCTGATAGTGTTACTGGATTAAAATCTGCATTAAAGTTACTATGAAACATGATAAGCATATTACTTGCATTAGGATGTTCTGCTAACTTTTCTAATGTAGGAAAGAATTGTTTTTGATACAATACTTCGCCGCCTGCAAAGTCTACACGCTCTAAATTAGGAAAGTTTTTATTTAAATCGTCTACAATTTCTAATGCTTGTTTAGTAGGAATTTGCATTGTTAAATCATCATCTTCCGATGCACGATGCATTTCACCTGTTAACTGTATTAGTTTAAGTTCTTTATCTTCCTGATCAGGTATATACTTTTTTAGTTTTTGCATCCATCCACTGCTATATACTTGACTACAATGCAAACAACTCATATTACAACTATGACTAAAACGTATTTCCGCAGTTTTTAGTCCTGCAAAGTCTACTTCTCCAGTAGTAACATTTACATTATCTAATGTTACAGGTTCTTCTTGACGCATACTCTTGCCTGCTTTACGTTCTTCAACGTGTTGACAAATGTCGCATCCTTTAGGCCATTTACCATTTAATAAGTCTAATCTATGCTTTTTAAAGTTTTCGTTATTAAAAAACTTACTAGGCAAGTAATCGTCGGAAAGGATTTGTAATTGATCACTTTGCTGTGGACAACTAGTAACAAACCCGTTTTTAAAGTTTACGCCACCTAGTGCATAGTAACATGGTAGACTCATTTTGTAAATATCTCCTTCATTTCAGGAAATACTTCTGTAAAACTAATACCACGCTGTGCATCGCAACGATTTAAAAATTCTTGCATTTCAGGCAAGCGTCTACTCCAGTCTTCACTTTCCATAAATGATAACATACCTTTTAAACGTTTAATACCATAACCTGCTTCCATAAATTGTTCTTTAGTAACCTTGCCTTTATGCCAACTAGGAACACCTAACTCCCAGTTCTCTTCCCACCATGGATAAAATTCTTCGTACTTTTTACGCACTTCTGCTTTAAACCAATCTGGCAATACCTTTACGTTCAAATGCGGTGGATGATAAACAAAATGATAGTTTACACCTCCTGCTCCAAACGGCCACATATTAATCTTTTTAAAATTTTGTGTAAGTTTCCATTTGATAAAGTCTGGAATATAATAGATGTTTAATGCTTGTACTGCACAAGCAACTGTAACTTCTGTATTGCTAGGTGTTTCATTATCAAGTATGTGGAATACTTCTTCAGTACGTTTCCATTTGCTCGGATAACGAATATAATCATTCATTTCGTGTATGCTATCAACACTATAATGAAATCTTACAAGTTTAAACTCTTTCCACAGATCAAATAAATCGTCTCTCCATTCAACCCCGTTACTGTTATATCGAAGTTCCAAGTCCTTTGCAACACCTTGACGGATCGCTTCTTCAAGTATTTCATAATGTTCCTCTATAATTAAACTTTCTCCGCCGGCAAAATATATCTGTTGCATATTTGGCATTTGCTCATAGAACTGTTTCCAAAAAGTAGGATTTTGTTTATGCCAATTATAACTACTACCGTTATAACTGCCTTTATCCTTCCATTGCATAGTTTCTTTAAGACTAGCATTTTCAACTGCTGGAAATATTGCTTTCCAATCTTTAACCCAGCCTGAGCTATCGTGCGGTGAACACATGACACAAGCAAGTTGACACTTGGTTCCAAAACGTAAATCGATATATGCTAATTGTGGAGGCACACTGCCGTCCTCTTTTGTACTAGCAATAAGATTATCTACATCTACACGCTCACTCCAATATGCAGTTTCCCACATACGTTTTGAATTATGTCCTGCTGCTTCTTCTTTAAAACATTTAACGCAACTAGGAGGTATTTCTCCGTTTAGCATTTGTAACCTTACATTCTTCATATAAGTGCTATTCCATGCAGTTTCAAAATCACTTACATTTAAATTGTTAGGTTTACCATCTTCAGTTTTAAGAATACCAACTTGACCTCCGTGTACTTTATCATTTGTAGGTCCTACACTGCTTGCATTTGCAGTACAACATACACGCATACTTCCATCTGGTCTTGTGCTAAGATGCACCCAAGGAAGGATACACCAGGTATCTGATACTTTCTTTGTCATATTAATACTTACCTAATTAACTGTGTAGTTTATTTCGTTGTGATATGCTTTATTTTTTGCACATGTCTTAATACATCTAGCAAAATGCATACTATGATAAGGGTGCCAACTTGCACCTAATAACTTGCTATACCACTCATGTTGCATAACTTCTTGTATAGAATGGTGTTTTAAACTATTCCAATTTGGTTCAAATTGTGCTAACTTGTTTACAATGTCTTCTTTATTTTTAAAAGCACTATCCCAAAGGAAACAGCAAGGCCACATAGTAAGATCGCTTGCAATAAAGATTTCACCTTCGTGAATATATTTGCAAACAATACTATCAGTAACTGCTTTAATTTTATCTTCATCAACTTGTGTTGTTTTGTATTCTTCAATAAACTTATCAAGTTCTTTTACAACTTCTTTTTTACTATGTTCTTTAGCACCTGTAGTTGTAATAACCTTTTCCTGTTTATTGTTCTTTTTACCTAATTGTGCTACCCAATCATGGTAACTGTTACGCATACCTGTTCGTGTAGCAAATTCAAAATTTAACTTGGCTGCATGTTCTTTTGCTGCTTCTAATTCATGCTCATTGTGATCAAATACAATATAGATCCAAGATGCACTATTTTTAGGTGCAGCATCAGAGAACGCTTTCATATTACGTTCAATAATATTAAACTTTGTATTAACACGATAGATATGATTAGTTTCTTTATGTCCGTCAACACAAAAATGTATATACACTCTACCAGGATATTCTGCTGCGATGTTGCCTAAACTACGCCACCAGTCAGCAGTTTGATAACCGCCATTTGTGCTTAGTTCACAATATGCTCCGTTAGTAACTAGGTAATCTACCATCTTAACACATTCAACATTAAGAGCAGGATCTCCTAATACTCCGCAAAATTTAAATTCTTTACCGCGAATATCTGCTTCAGTAGGGAATAATCTTAAAATATCATGATATGTAAAACTTTGTATTTTTAACTTATCAGGATTAAGTGTTCTAGCACATCCTGGGCAGGCTGCATTACAATCACTAGTAATTTCTAATTCAATCTTATTAATCATTTAAACTGTTCCGTATATGGGTCAAACTCTGTTCCGCACTTCATTGCACATACACCTAGTTTACCGTTTTTAATTCCGTCAATATTCCAACTGTCTTGTATACCTTTTAATAGTGTACCATTCATTACAGTTTCAAGATCTTTATTAATTACATCAATACCTTCTTTACCTCCAGCGTTGTCAATGTGATCCCAAATTTGTTCTACACGATAATCAGGATGCCACCATTTATACATACGTCCAGCAGTCCAACAGCAAGGCATTAATAGTCCTTCTGCTGTAATAAAAATACTACCCTGTTTGGCAACTTTACAATCAATGCTACACTTGTTATAGTATTGTTCCATGCTACCATAAGTTTTAGTTATTTCTTCTTCTTTTAAAAGAGCAAGATTGATATATTCTTGTTTTTTAGGTTTTGCAAGTTCTGCTGTTTCTTCACCTTTGCGATTAATTGCTTGATGTGTTTCCTTGCCTGTAAGTTGTGCTGTACTATAAAAACGTCCTGTCTTTTTTGCTACAAATCTTTCAAAGCCGTATTGCTTTGATAATTCTTCTGCTCTTTCAACTTGATGTTCGTTATGTTCAAACACAATGAAATCCCAACGAGCCCTGCCGCCAGCATCTATAAATGCTTTCGCACTGCGCTCTACTATGCTCCAATTAACACCTTGACGATATATGTGATTAGTATCAGCCAACCCGTCCACGCTAAAAATAACAGCACCATATCTGCCAAAAACTCTCGCAAGTGATCTCCACCAATCTTCATCTCGTGCTCCTGCATTTGTATTCATACTCAACCACATTGTAGGATTGTGTTCTCTAAAATATTCAAATACTTCTAGTGTATCTTTAGCAACAATAGGATCACCTAAGTTACCACACATATACATTGTTTTAAGTTGTTTAATAAAGTCTGGTTTGAAGATACGCTTACAATCTTCAAGAGTAAGTTCTGCATTTGTAATATGCGGATTATCAGGGCCACCATTACAATTTCTATCGCACATAGGACAAGCCGCTTGACAGCGTTGCGTAATTTCTAAATGTACTTCTTTTATGTCTTGATATCTATACATTATAAACCAATTCTACATCTTTGCCCGGACCTGCTTTGCTAGGCAAATCTCCGTATTGTTCTACATACCATGTAATTACAGCCTTATACCAATTATGACTATTATGGTGTGCTTGTTTATTAAATTGAAATATATTATTATTTGTAGCCTGCATGGTACTCAGAGCTCTTGCACTCTCTGTTTGTAACTCGCGCAATGTTAAATTATCTAATTCCAATTTTCATATACCTTATGTATTGTCCTAAGTCTAGACGTCCTTCATATAAAACATTTGACATAGGAGCAGTTTCACTAAATTCTTCTAGTGATTTAGAACAGTTAATGTGATCCTCAATTTCAAAGTAATTGTTACTTTGTAATATAACTAATTTATTTTTAGGAATTTTATTATACCATTCTGCAAAGTTTTCAATATGCTCACAACTTGTGTTAATAATAGTATCAGGTGATTCTACAACTTTTGTTTCTTCACCTTTAGAATTTTTTGTAACATAAGAGTGCATATTAAAATTAATATTATGAATATCTTTAGTTGTTGCTTTAAACTTCCATTTGTCTAAAACCCAAGGCTTGTTCATAACTTCTGCAATTGAAACACACGATTCATCTATATCAAAACTTCTAATTTTGTCAACATTTATTTTAGATTCAAATAACATAGTTGCTAATGTAGAATACCAACCTGCACAAAGATATACTGTTCCTAAACTTTGATTTAGTTTAGATAGTTCTTCAACCAACCACAGTTTACTTTTTAACTGTCCTCTACTAAAACAATCTTTATCGTATTCTATTTCGTTAGCAAATAAATTTTTAAATGCTTCAACAAATTGTGTATCTGTGTACCTAGACAATACTGGCCAAAGTTTCCATCTATTATCTTGTATTACTAATTTTCGTAAATCTTCATCTGGTGCAAATTTAAATATGCTATATAAATTTTCTTCAATTACTGCTTTACGCAACTCGTCATTTTTAACAAGTCTGAACAAAGAATGTAAATTATCTGTTAGTGTAAACTTTCTTAAATCTTCTATGTCGCCAACAAACGACCCACTGCCAAGTAATCTAAAAATACTGTGCTTATTTTTATCAACTACTGCTTTTCTTACATCTTCGTCTGCATGAGCTAAACGCATTATTGAACTAATATCTTTATCAATATATGCTCGTCGTAGATCAGCTAAAGCAACATTATTGTTGTATAGCAATTCAAATCTATCTAATAACTCAAATGGTTCTAGCATTAAATTTTTCCTTTAACCAATCAAAGTTGTTTATCATTTTTAGTGCGTCTACATTACCGCGATTAGCAGTACCGTACTCTCTACCGGCTCTTGCACCTTGAGTAACATAATCACCAAAAGGTTCATTATTGCCAGTATCACTTGTCCATACATCTAAGCGAATATCTGTTTCATCATCTTTCTGTCTATCAATAATTTTAGAAGATAATTTTGCACATTCTCTAAACGCACTCTTCCAGGCGTTGAACGGATCTGTATTAAATTCTGTTATGTTTGCTACTTCTTTTACAGGTTTAAATTTTCTGCTGATGCTAGTAGTCATGTCTGGCTTACTAATATCCATATTCAAAGTTAATTCTGTAGGGAATAATTTTACACCGCCATAGCCGTATTCTAATCCTTTAACTTTATTCTCGCTTCTCCAAACATGAACAACATCATAATCTTTTATGTCTACATAGTAATCAAAATTAAAATTATCCTTAATTACTGCATCACCATCAACAATCCAAGTCATTGGCGTTTTAGATAATTTTGCTGCTTCAATGTGTGCTTGGTGAATACCTTTTACACCGTGTACACGTTGCGCTCTTGGAAATCTATGTTTTAATAATTCCCAATTCTTTTCAGCGTTAGGTTCATTATAACTGATAAACACAATATCATAGTTACTAATACTTCTAGCAGATAATGATGCTTGCTTCATTTTTGCTCTTGCTGGGTTAGTATATACTTGCTTAAAGAACTTACTTTGTCCTGGCAGCAAAGGGTTAGGATCAATAGGAATATCTAACTGACTAATTAAATCATTACCTAGTGCTTGTATATGTATTAGCAATTCATCTTCTTTAATTCTTTCGTTTTCCCACATATTATTTAGATATGTAAAATCACGAACATTAACATAATCCCAGTCTGTACACATTGTCATATACAAGCCTTGTCTTGCTCCGTAGATTGCCCATAGTCCATTATCAACATCTGAGCCTACCATTGTCCAAATATACAGTCTATCTAAATTGCCTTGATGTAATTTTTTAAAATCTAAAGGTGAAACTTTTCTGCCTTCTTTTAATGCCATTTTGACACCTTCACGGAAACCTGCTCTCCATGCTTGCTGCGGTGTTTCATTATTAAGTACTGTACTATAACAGCCTTCCATATGATAATAATTAATATCCCAACAAAATTCTACTTGAGCTTGTATATTATCAGGTGGAGCATTTTCGTGTGTACGCATGTTTAGCAGTACATCTTTTGGCCAACTTTTAATACCGCCGTTGCCGTATTCTAAGCCGTTAATAATATTTTTAGCCGTCCAACTGAGTACACTTCTACTTAGATCTACATTAGGATCTACTTCAAACTCTTGATTAACAAATTCTTGATTAATAACATTATCGCCGTCTATTACAATTAGTCTATCTGTTTCGCTTAAATCAGCACAAGCCTTATGTGCAGCATCTGAGCCTTCTACACCGTGTACACGTTTTGCCCACGGAACTTTAGTAAGAAGATCTGCATAATTCTTCTCTGCATTAGGTTCATCGTAACTTAAATAAATTATATCGTAATCTACTACTTTCATTTTATACCTGTATGTAACTATATCTATCAAATGCCTTGGCTGTAAAGATACTTACATCTTTATTAGACTCTTCTTTGTCATTAATGAAACCTACTGTTATTTCGTTTTCAGTAAGTTCTTTTAGATTAACAAAAAACGTTCTTAACACAATATTAGGGTTGTCTTTTTGTGTACACGCAAACCAAAGATCTTTATCAAGTACAACATTTAATTCTTGTACTAATTTAAATGTCCACGTTTTATTTTTTGTATCTTGTACAATTTTAAAATCGTAATCGCTAACTGTATTTGGATTAATTTTATGAATACTGTCTTTTATTCTAAAAGTCATTAATTCAAAATTTTCATCGTCTACTAGTTCATACTTCTTTTCTTCTGTATTAAATTTAATTTTATATTTTGAAATATTTTCTTTACCTAATACAACATCTTCTATTGCTTTAATAGGCACTGCAATAGAATTAGGAATTTCTTGTCCGGACATTCTTGTAATAGAACCTTTGTCGTTCCAACACAAGTACATTAACTGTTCTGACATTGATACTTCCTTACCTTTTCTTTGGTTACAAAATCATTTTCTGTATAATGAAATATACCGTGTTGTTTATTATTACCAATAAACAATTCACAATCGTCTGTTAAATAAACACCAACCTTATCTTGCCAGTGCTCTGGATTATTTTCCCATCCTTGTATTCTAGGTTTCATGTGTACTAGATGTGGAATATTGCTTTTATAAAAATTTGTTCCTGTAATTAAACTAGTAATAGCAGTGTTAACATCCATACTAGGTTTAGTAGGAGTGTGAAACGGACAAAACTCTGCATACACATCTTTCCAGTTATCGTTTACTTCTTTTTGTACTTTATAAAACTCATCTGCTGCTTTAGATTTTTTAAAATAGTAAAATGCATTGTACACATTAGGTAAATTATTTTTAATAAATGTTTTTCTATAAAACGTGTCGTTAATAACATCGCCTCTAAAGGTAAATGCTTTTGTAGTATAGTAAATGTCTTGCTGCGATAAACACTCCCAAACATAATCTAAGTTATCTAATACTAATGTGTCAGTATCTAAAACAATAGTTTCATCATATATTGATTCTTGATATATGTTACATCTACCATCAGTTGCAAATCTACCAGTGTCCGTTTCTATAACTGTAGTAATACTAATTTCTTTATTGTGTTTACGAATGCTAGATGCACAAAGCTCTGCTTGTTCTTCGTACTTTTCGCCAGATGCATACAATACTATTCCTCGCATAAGCACCTCTCCAAACTAAACTTATTCATAACATGAACATTCATTTTTTTAGTTCTACAAGCAGTAAATTTTCTTGGGTATGTAGGATCATTAATTAAAAGTAACATATTCTCGTTATCTATTTCTTTTAATATACCTTTGTCTGTTATATAATACAGTTGTCCTGGCATATTTTTAGCAAAGTCGCCTTTCTTAAATCCGTTAACAATGTGTATTGCAATACTAAAAGCGTAATCGCTTCTATATTTTTTAGATGGCAAAGAATACACATGAGTATAATGTATCCATTCTTCTTTTATATGCTTTAACAAATCAAAATAAATTTTATTTTCATCAGTCTTTCTAAAAAATACAACACTTGCCCAGTAAAAGTCTGGACCTATTTCTCCTAATTTTTCATATTGATAAGGCCAATGATTCTCTGATAGATTTATACAGTCTTTGTATATCATAAAATTGTGTGGTTGGTCAAAACATATATTCCAATCACTATTACAAATTACAATATCAGTATCAACTAGTATAGTTTCATCGTATGGCGTTAGATCGTAAGCAAGAGGTCTTGCTTCATTCTTCCAATGTGCTTTTTTAAATCCGTAATCGCCGTCATACATTTCTCGTTGATTGCTAATTCCAAAAGATTCTTCGTCTGTATAAATTATATTTTCAAATACAGATAGATTACATGAAGTATTTGCAACAGATGACTTATCTGTAACAACAGTAGTAGGTAAATCTAAGTATTTTAATGCACGTTCTGCTAATTGCTGTGCCTGTAACAAATAATCAAATTCACTATTGTTTGATGCAAGTGTTAAGATACCCTTACTCATGCTCTACAAGTTTCTCCACAGATCTATTTTTCCTTAGAGCATCATATTCTGTAAAATATGTTGCAGTTGCATTATTGTACTTGTCAGTAATAACTTCTAGGAAATTTGATAACGGAGATACTTGTATAGGATTTTGATTATCGTCTATTAAAATAGTTTCTACAGTGCTTTGATCGCAAAGATCTTTAACATACACAATAAGAGATCTATCAATAGTAAACTGCCCACCATTAAAGTAGTAAGTGGTGTCGTTTTTAAATTTTTCTTTTAAAATTCTACGTTGGTTGTTTAACGTTGCCATGTAGTTTGAGAAATGCAACGCCATTTTTAATCTGTTATCCATACAAAACTCCTAGTTTGTATATTATATAACAAATTTAATGGTTTGTCAAGTGTTATTCGAACGTATTTACACGAAGAATTGATGGTGCAGTAACATCTACTGAATTAATTGAGCGTCTATATCCAAAATTAAAGTCAATATCAATTGTTACTGGTTCTACAACACCGCCGTCTACACCGCCTTTTGCTCCAAAGTCTGCATCTGTTTCTGGACCATCGTCATGTAAAAGGACTTTAAATCTTAAAATAGCCGGATCAGTGTTACTACCAGCGTCTTGAACTCTAGCCTGTACCGACCAATAACTATCTGAGTAGTCACCAGCAGCGGCTGTTCTTCTAATAATTGTTTGATATACAGAACTTAATGTATCGTTGCCAATTTCGCCATCTGGTTTATCAAGGTTTGTGCTTTGTCCGTCGTAAGTAGTATAGTTAAATCCCATTCTAATTACACCCGGAGTGGTAATCATGCTTTGCCAGCCTAAGTTTCTTTCATAACTAGCATCACCAACAACACCAAGAGTTGCAGCATCAACGGCTCCTTGTATTGTTATTTGTCCGCCTGAATTAAAAAAGTAACGTCTTTCATTTGCGTTTGCAAATGTTACTGTAAATTCAGAATCAACATCACCATTAAAGGATGTATCTCTAAAATCTGTTTCTGCGGCTAAATCAGTATCAGTTTGACCAGCGCCAACTGTAGTACGTCCTGCTTCTAATAGTGCCATTACAGTTGAGAAGTCGTTAATGCCACCTTTATTATCTAAATTGTCAATAGTATACGAACCGTCTGTTGCATATGTAACACCAGAACCAGTAGCATCTGCTCCAATTACATCAGTTGCATCGATATATGCTAAAAGTGTGTCTAGTGCAGCACCAGATGTTCCGTTTTGGTGTATCCAAGCTGTTTCCATGTCATCATACAACGCTCTAAGTTGTGTATGGGTTACAGTATCTCCTGGTGTACTTGCACCCGGACCTGAAACTTGGCTGCTTCCTACTGATTGACCATATCCAAAATTGTCTGTAACTTGACCATTACCTAAAATTTGAGAGATTTTACTTTGTAAATTGTTATAGTCCGTTGCTTGTATTGTATCACCCACAGATGGCATAATGTCTGTTCCTTATTAACTACGTATATTTATACCTTTAGTACGCACTCGATTAATTTTTCTTCATCGTCGGTGCTAGATTCTAAAGCCACTCCAACTAATGCCATCGATGCAATAGTTGTACAAACTCCGCCTTCCCATGCATATACTGCTTGACCTTTTGATACTGGACCTTTTACTCTTACAGGAACACGCCCTTTAAGTGCAATGGCCTGGCCTTCACTTTCTTCATTCATTAGCAATGCCGGTGCTTCGGAAATAACTCCAATACAAAGATCGCTTGTTTTTGCAGCTCTTGTTTCTTCGTTTCCACCAACTGCCATAGCAGTTCCAACTGCATAATGATTGTCTGTAGTATATTTTTCTGCAAGGTCTGCATAACGAGCTGTTAGTGCTGTACCTCTAAATAAATTTGCTCTTAAATCGCCGCTACCATCTCTAACTGCAACAGTGTTTGCTGTTGCTAAAGTAGCACCAAGTCTATTATTTCCATCAACTACAAGTGCAGTTGCTTTTTCTGCTAATCCTGTAAAGTTATCTGCAAACACTTCACTAAACGGTGCTGTTGATGATCCAATACTAACTGTTTCTAAAACATAATTGTTCTCATCTGATTCTTCTACATCTGTTACACCTGGTAACATTGCAGTAGGAGTAATTCTAATAGAGTTCTTTGCTTGTGCATCAACTGGCTTAGCCATTAAAAATATAGTATTACCAATTTCGTTTGATAGTGCTATTTTATTATCTGTATTGTTTGGTACATAAATTTTAAAATCGTTTGAATCACCAATAGCAACACCAGCATCTGCAAATTCTGCAATTTCAGTAAACACTGTTGGTGCGCCTGGATTGGAAACAACAACATCATCAACTGAAATTCTATTACCTGCAGAGTCAACTAGTGATAAAGACCCAGATGCTGTTCCCCAAAATATATGTTCACTTGATGTAACTCCGCCTGTTGCTGCTTGAGTGTTAACCATTGTAACACCTTTCTTAACAACATCAAAGCCAGGAATAACGTTTTCTGCATCAGTAGTATCAATAGTAAATGTGTCATTAGAAATAATGTGTACAACAACATCGTTTACAACAGAAGTAATTACAGGATGTACAAAACCGTTTGTATCTCTAACAGAACGTGATTGCATCTGCGTAACACCTTCACCTGCATCTTGCGGACCAATTAGAATAAAGTCAGTTCCGTTATATGCGTAAAGTTGTTCGTTTGCTGTATCCCACCAAAAGTCGCCTTCTGTTAAACCTGTCGGAGTGCTACCTGTAGTTTCAGCACCGCCTGTTGTACGCCATCTGCTGCCATCGTAAAATTTTAGTTTGCTTTCGTTTGAATCAAACCATACTTGACCGCTAATTGCTCTTGGTGGAGGGTTTGCACCCGCAAAATTTTCTAACAAGAACAAAAAGTTCTCGTTGTGTATTTCTCCGTATCCTGCGTAGTTTTTACCAACAAAGTTTAGATCAGTTGACTGATCGATTGTACCGTCTTCAACTACTGTTAAGAGTGTTTTGTTGTATCTATCTATTTGATATGACATTTTTCCTATTCCTTAATGTATTTAGCATTATTGCAGTAGCATCAAACATGCCCAATTTTTATCGGTAGTTGACGTTTTAATCTCATGTAAGTTTTTTAAACTAAATTTGATCCCTTCGCCGGTTGAAATTCTAGCCTCATTTCCAGCTACCCAAATATTATTACTATCAGATAAACTGTATGCAATTACAGTTCCTGCAACTGGTGCATCAACCCATGCGTTTTGTTCATCTAAAAATCCTGTATTTGCAGGTAAGTGTAAAAACCATCCTATAAGTGCTTTATCAATATCATCTTGATTAAAGCATTCTTTGAAAGAATTACGTGTTGCTCTATCCCAAGTTTTCCATTTAGAGAACGAATAGACGCTCAACTTGTTAGCACCATTAGTGCCAAGTCGTATTCTATTGCTTACAAAATCTATGTTACTTTGTAAGTTTTTTAATGTAGCAATTTTATCTGCTTCTAGATTTCCTATTCTTTCAATCATGTCTTTCACTCATACAAATATATTAAAGTATATCTTAACTTCTTTACTTCCGGCACTGAATGTGTAGGTCCTATTCCGTTAATACATACTCCCTGTCCTGTAACATCTTCAACAAATTTATCTTCATCGTCGATGTACAAACCATCGCCTTGTTCTTGTAGAGATATTACAAGGTTTTTTCTGTAATAATCTCTATCCTTGTGCTTTCCTAAATAATCTCCTTGCTTATACCTATTTATTGCTATTTCAGCAAGTCTATAGTTTTCAAATTTAGGAGCAATATCTTTTAGAAACTCTTTAGTTTCTTTAGACATTTGCTTATGCCCACAAAAATCATATTTACAACTAGCACCGTCGATTGCTCTTCCCGGTGCCATTCTATCTCTATGAAACCACCTAGGTTCTTCTATAGATTCTGCTAGAGAACGCACTTGTAGTGCTATATCCTTTTCTAATATTTTAGATATCTCTAGTGTCTGTTCCATATTCTTGAATTGCGCCTTCGTATTTCTCATTAATTGCAGCATCCGCTTCTTCAGTTGTCATATAACGGAATTCAGGATTGTCTGCATAAAACTGTTTTCTTAATTTGTTAACTCTACGTGCTTCTGCAATAAAGTCATTCATTTCTTTTAAATCTTCACATTCAATAGCATTTGCGTCAGCAACTTTTTCTAATACATTACCTAAAATAGATAATTGTATTTCTAACGGATATTCATCTGTTATTCTAACACGAGCCATTTCATTTAGACTATCTTCTGTAATTAAAGGATTATCATAAACATTATAAATTGTATAATTGTCATATGTTCCGTCAACATCTTCGTTATCAAAGTCTATTTCAATTTCTCTGTAAAGATATAAATCGTGATTTAGTAACGATTGATCTTCAACCATACCCAACACTGTAGTAAACTTATTATTAAGTTTGTTAAATTGTGCTAGTGCCGGTTGTCTGTTTAATTCTGTCATTGTTTAATCCCCAATCGTTAGCCAACTGCCATTACTTTGTTTTTGTACTGTTTGCTTATATCTGTCATAAACTGTTGCATTACCACCGTTACCGTTTCTTGGTGCATTGTAAACACGTTCATTCCAAAACGCAACTTTTGTTCCTGTTGGGAACGATGAATAAGTTGACTGAACATTTGCAAGAGTTGTTGCACCTGCCCAGTAAATATCACTTTGTGCAAAAATAGCATCTACATAACCTTTTGTTGCTGCATGGTTAATTTGAGTTGGAGAAGCATGTAGTGTTAAGTACCCACTTAGTGTTCCGCCTGCTATTTTTAAAAACGAATCATGATGGAACCCATCTAATTTATCTGCATTATCTGCTTGAAATGCACTGTCTGCTCTACCAGCAGTAACAGCCTTTCCGTTAACACGTAAAAAGTCTGTTGAATCTAATCCATCTAGTTGACCTGAATTTGTAGCATAATCTGCTAGTGCAGAATCAACTGCTTTACCATTAACAAGTAAAAAGTCTGTTGCTTGTAACCCATCTAGTGTATCAGCATCTAGTCCTGTGCCAGCACCCTGATTACCTTCGTGCCATACAGTGTTTCCTCTATATGTTAATCCATTAGCAACGTCATTGTTTACAAGTTTCATTAACTCAACAACACTACTACCTGTTGAATTATGTGTCCAACGGAATGCGTTATAGTCATTATTTAAAGTTTGAAACTCTAAACGTGCATCTGTGTCACCAACACCTGCATTATGATATTTGATAGTTGCATTATCTGTATTTGGTGCAAATACTAATCCTTCACCGTTATCACTAAAAGTAACATTACCGGTCATTGTTCCGCCGGAACGTTGTAAGAATGCTGTACTATCTAATCCGTCTAATAACTCTGAGTCAACTGCTTTAGCATTTACTTTTAAGAAGTCACCGTGCTGGTAGCCATCAAGTTTATCTGCATCTAGGCCGCTTCCAGGTCCTTGATTTCCTGCATGCCAAACTGTGTTACCTAAGTAAGTTAATCCTAGTTGTACTGCACCTGGATTAATTTTTAATGTTGTTGCGGTTCCTGCTTTAAAAACTGTTTCGTCAGTTGATCTAGTTTTAATTTCTAACTTGGCGTCAGCATCAAAACCTTTAATTGTTTGGTCACCACCGACCCAATTAACGCCTGTTGCTTCGTTATTAAATGTAAATTCGCCTGTTAACGCTGTGCTTACATCACTGCGTAAAAACTGTGTACTATCTAAATCATCTAATTTTTCTGCATTAGATGCTGTACCCCAGTATCTATGAGCAGAACTTGTTACGCCCGATGCACTTGCACTGTTTATTAGTGTTGTTCCTGAACGTATATCTGAATATCCTGTTATAGGATTAATAGCATTATCAAGAGTAAACGTATCTGTACTAATAATAAAAATTACATCGTTGTTACTGTATGCTTGAATAATAGAATGTGTATTTCCTACAGTATCAACAACTTCAGCACTAACCATTTTTGTAATGCCTGTGCCAGCTTTTTCAGGACCAATTAATTCATGAGATGTACCGTTGTAAGCATATAACTGTCCTTTGTCAGTATCCCACCAAAAATCGCCTAAAACTTGACCTGACGGCTCAGTTGTGTTAGTAGTTGTTACTCCTAACTTTCTCCATGTAGTTCCGTCAAATACTCTAATTTTTTTAGATGTAGTATCGTACCAAAGTTGTCCGCTTAGTGCTTTAGTTGGTGCGTTTCCGCCACTAAAATTTTCAAGCAAATAAAGGAAGTTTTCGTTTTGTATTTCACCATAGCCGGCATAGTTTTTTCCCACCAACTGTATGTCAGTAGTTCTATCAACTGTGCCCTCTTCTACAGTTGTTAAAATCGATCTATCGTATCTGTTTATAGTATATGCCATGTGCTAACCTTGTGTCCTATATGGTATTTATCGCAATTTTGACATTACACTGTACTTACCCAAGCCCAAGCCCCGCCTTGTACTTCAAATGTCATAACTGTTCGTGTCGGTGTAAAGTTTGCAGTACCACTTACTGGATCAAAGTTCACGTCTTGAACTACTGATTCTGCACTTGAATCTTCTGCAATTACACTTAAATAACTCTTGTTCATTGCTCCTTGTACGTCAATTCCTGTAACAGATACGTTACTATATGACACTGTTGCAATTTTTGCTAGTGTTCCGTTTTGTTTTGCTGCTGCTGGCGAAATACTTTCTAGTACTGCCTTAACATCATCATACGGGTTACCAGCCGACGGTAATACAAATCCAGTAGCATCCATTGTTAATACAACAGGCTCTGAACTTAGTTGTATATCAACGTATTCTTTTGTTGCTGCATCTTGCGGATTAACTGGATCAGTAACGTCTGTAATTCTACTATTACTAACTGTAATATTACCTGCAGGGTTAATAATTAAACCTGTTCCTACAGTTGAAATAGTGTTGCCATCAATGCTTACATTGTCTACGTTTAACTGTACAAGTGTACCAATACTGCTTAGTCCATTTGCTGTAGCAACTGTTGGACCTAATTCTGTTCTGCTTAAAACTAGCTGATCATTAATTCTAAATTCTTTACCAAGTGGTAAATTAACATTTTCGCTAATGTCTAGTGACGATTGTGTATTATCCCAAATAATTGATTTATCGCTATCGGTTGACTTTAAAATAAGTCCTGCGCCATCAAGCCCTGCATCGTCGCTTGCTGTTACACCGCCCGATATGTTTAATTCAATGTTTTTATCTTCAACTTGAATATTTGCAACATTAACATATGTAGCATTACCGTTAACAGTTAAATCACCATCAATAACAGCACTTCCTGTAGCGTGTAATGTTCCAGTAATGTCAAGCGTATACTGAGGATTTGTTTGATATATACCTAATCTACTGTACTGAGCATTAACAAATAAAGGTGTAGTAAACTGGTTACCAGTTCTTGTTCTAAGTTGTATATTAGTATTACTTTGTTGTGTTTCTAATGTTGTAGTACTACCTACAATTTTTAAAACACCGTACTCAGTATCGCCAATACCTACACTTAAACCTGCGCTGTTCTTAATTCTTATGCTACCTGTAGTAACACCATTAGCGCCAGTTGGTAAAAAGTCTGCACTAGTAAATGAGTTGCCGTCGGCGTCTACAAGAGATCTTGCATCTGCTGCTGTTCCTTGATACCAAAAAGCATCATCTACAAAATTAAAACCTTTTTTGATTAATTGTCTTGCTGGAAATACAACATCATTTGGATCATCTGGATAACCTGGAATTTTATTGTCGCCGCTTAAACGAAATTCTTCTTTAGTAATAATACCAAATAATGTTCCGCCCATCCATATCTTAAGAATAACACGCTCACGTGCTGAAATATCAATTACTGATGCAACTTCAAAACCTGTTTGTCCTTGCCCTGCATCGTAGTCTGGACCAACTAATACTAAATCTGTACCATCAAAGAAGTACATTTTGTTATTTTCGTTATCAATCCAAATATCACCAGCAACCATACTTGGTTGTGAATTACTTACAATAGGTCCGCCGGCTGTTCTAAATGAATTGCCGTCATATAATTTTAATCTTTGATCGCTAGTATCATACCAAAGTTGTCCAACTAGAGGATTACCTGGGGCAGCGGTATTAGCAAAGTTCTCAACCATCTTAATAAAGTTTTCGTTGACACTTTCGCCAAAGCCCTTGTAGTTTCTTCCAACTAACGTAATATCGGTTGTAGTAGTATCTATCTGGCCGTCTGCTAATTCGACTAGTAGTTCGCCGTCAGTTTTGTTTAACTTGTAACTCATTAGGTTATCGTCCTCCCAGTATAGATAATGTAATTAAGTGTTAGTGTTGGGTTCATTGCATTAATAGGTTGTCCTACATCGTCTTCACTAATAATAGCACCACTATTTGGAAGTGCTTGTCCGTTACCTAACCCTGTTGGAGCATCATATACAATCGCTTCGTTATCTCTAGGTGTACCACTAACGTCACGTATTGCAAAGTACTGGTCACCGGAGTCACCACTTAAATTGTGCTTGTGCTCTGGTAAATTTTCTACATTAATAGTTTTTGTTTCCGAACCGCCAATTTGTCCAATACCGTCTGCGTAGTCTGCTGTTACAGTATTTGCACTTAGACCGCCAATGTTATCTGCACCTAGTGGCAATCTGCCTCTCATATCAGGTACTTTAAAGAATCCACTTGTTACTGTAGTTCTTGCACCAAATGCGTAACCAATTGCTTGGAATAAAACTGTGTATTCTGAAATTCTGTATTCTGAACCATCACATAACAACCAACCAGTTGGTGCAGAAGTACCTGCATATGGAAGTAACACACCTGGTGGGTTTACCGGAACAGCACTTAACAACGTTCTTCTTGAAGTTCTGTATAGTCCTTGGTTACCTGTAGTTCTGTTAATTAAAATTTCATCATCAATTTGTGTAACGTTTGTAAGTTCTTTTGAAGAAATAATTGCGTTACTAATTTCTGTATTAAATATTTTTAGTGTGCCGCCAGTTTGTCCGTCAAATACAACGTCATCTGCTGTTACGTCACCACTAATTCTAAATGTACTACCTGATGTTAGTTTGTTAGCACTACCAGCAACGCCCGAAACTGTACCGTTTACGTTACCAGTCAAGTTACCGACAAACGTAGTAGCATAAATGTTTTGCCATTTAGATGCTGCTGCACCTAAATCTCTTGTGTTGTTACCATCTGGAATAGTGTTTGCTAGTGTAGTAACGTCATTTACTTGTAACTCTCCGCCAATATTAACACTTTTTGCAACGCCAACGCCGCCTTTAGTTATTAAACTACCTGTGCTAATTGTAGAGCTTTCTGTAGTACCATTAATAAACAATGAAGAATTAGTTTGTATATTACCTACAACATCTAATGCTTCGTCTGGTGCTTGCGTGTTTACACCAATACGTTGTGAAGCATCAACTCTTAATACTGTTCTAGTTCTACCTTGGCTTCTAGTTCTTAAGTCAATGTTTGAACCTTCAATGTTTTGTTGAATAATACCTGCCTGACCTTCAACTGCAACGTTTAGTGCAGCGTCAGTACCAATAGTAACACCTGTATTGTTTTGTACGTTTAAAGGAAATAGTGTTGTACTAGTGACATCACTTCTTAAGAAGTTACCTGCTGGAACTGTTGCATTGTTTACTACAAGATTTTCTGCTTTTTCAGCAGTACCGTAATATTTTGCAACGCCGTTGCCAGTAATATTTCTTGTACTTAGATTAAAGCCAGGTTTTAAGCCAGCTTCAAAACCAGGAATAGTAGTTTTAGGACTAAATGCACTTGTGCTAATTAGTGCAACTGGTTGAGCATTTACTTCAACTTGTACTACAGTGTATTCTGCATTGTCTGTACCAGTAACATTTAATGGTGTAACACCTGTTGAAAGACCATCGCTAAACGTAGGTCCAACTAATACCCAACCTGAACCTGAGTTTAAGTAAAGTTGTTGGTTGTCTGTGTCAACCCAAAGGTCGCCTCGTTGAGAACTTGTTACATTTGGTTCTGATGCTCCCTTATTAAGTCCACCTGCTGGCACCCATTGAGTACCGTCATATACTTTAAGTTGCTCTCCACTTGGTGTAGTATCGTACCAAAGCTGACCTTCAGTAGGTCTTGCTGGCTCTGTAGCACTTGCAAAGTTTTCTAATAAGTGTAAAAGGTTAGTTGCTACAATTTTACCGTATGAAGTAGTATTTCTTCCTGGAAACTGTAGTGTAGTTTCCGTATTAATTGTATTATCTTCAACAGTAATTGTACCGTTGTTTGCTTGGTCTGTGTAAGGAATAGTATATGCCATTTATTACACCTCGTTAAAGCCTGAAAGTGATTGCACTCGCACAGTATAATCAATTTGTATCAGTCTGTTTAAACTCTTTTGTACAGGATGGAAGATAACATGTGTAAGTAAACGTCCTGTACCAGTAGCTGAATAAGCTCTTAATCCTAACTCGTCGAAGATATACGAACTATTTTCATCTGTGGCAGTATCAAATGCATCTTGTCCGTTTGGTTCTCCGTAATCTAGTAAACAAGTAACTAATATGTCTGTATAATTAGTACCACTTACGTGTCTTGTTTCAATTTTGTTACGTACTGGATCTACGTTATTAACACTTCTATCGTCAATCACTTTGCTGTAAGTTTGATTGTACAAACTTGCATTAGTACCTGTACTGTTTGGCGTCAAATATGTAATGATACCAGTAGGATCAACTGACGTACCGCCGTTGCCTAGGCTCATTTCATATATCCATCCAGTGCCGCCATTACCGATACTTTCAGCTAATGAAATACTCATATTTTCGTAGTGTATTGCATTGCGCTTATTAACTAACACTTCCCCAGTTTCAGGGTTATGTATTTTAATATGCCCTTGCAACAATACACCGCTTTGATCTTTTAAGTTATCTGCCATTTTTTTGTTTCCTATACACTATTTATCGTGGTAACTCAGTTGTCTTCGCTTGTAAGAACTTAGCAATGTCATTTTCTGATTTAGATAACGCAATGCCCGGTTCTGACCATAAAGTACCAATCCTTTTAACGATTGTTACCTGTGTTCCAGCCGGTGGAGGCGATGTTAAACGTACATACGCACCCACGTTTTTGTTTACTGCAAACTCTGCTTCTACTGTAATGTCGCCTTCTGGACTATCTTGCGCATCGTAATTGTAAACACTTATTGGTGATTTACGCAATCTACGTCCTGCAACAAATACTTCAATGTCTTGTGCTTCCCAATACTCTAATGGAATACTTGTAAAGTCTAATACTGTGCCCGTTCCTGCTGGAATGCTTGTAGCAATAAACTCTGTTCCAATAGCATTGTTTGGTGAACCATAATTTGTAAATGTTGTTGTGCCCTGAGAAGCAATAACATAGCCTCTACCCGGAACAATTTCACTTACTGGTATCTCTGCTTGCTCTTTATACCATCCTGTTGCAGTTCTTGGGTTTGGTATTGGAGCATACGGTAATAAAATTTGTACATAAATCACTGCGCCTGGTACAACAACACTAGTTTGCGCTCTATCAATTGGTACTGATGTTGCAGGATTTACAACTACTAGGTCATAAGCACCTACAGGCAACAACGGAGTAATAAACAATACTTCTGTATCACTTACGTATGTACTGCTGTTATAAACAACATTCATTATGCCGTTACCTGGTGTTAATACTTCTGCTGTTCCGCCTTGTGTTGTACTTACTGCAATAGCAACTTCGTTTGCTGCTGCACTACTATCGAGTGTTGATGCTTTTACTACATCAACTACATAGTAATCTGTATCAGGTAGTAATCCACCAAATGGAGTTCCTGTAAATCTTATAACTTTGCCATCAATTAGAGTTTTGTTCCAACTATTTGGTTGGAAGTAAAACGGTGGTTTTACTCTAATATAAGAACTTGTTAAAATATCATTTGCTGGTAAAGTTACTGTTGGTTCGGTATCTCCTACAAGAACGTTAACATTAGTTTCAAATTCTGTACCAATAATAGTTGTCAACTGTCCGCCTAATGGGAAAGCAGTGTTATTGTTAAAGTCGTATGTAAACTTATCTACTGTAACGCCTGCGCTATCCTCATATATAGTTGATGCTATACTGTAACCACTACTTGTAACCGTGACAGTTTCTTCTTCGTCTTTGTACGGAACAGTTGTATCAACATTACCAGAAACAAAAGTTGTTCCTGCTTCGTATGAGGTTTTAATACTAGTTCCTAATGTTCCTCTGCGGAGTTGTTTTAATTCATTGCCGTCTTTAACAAAGTATTCAATACGTTCTCCGTTGATGAATATAACACCTGGATATTTTGCATCAAATGCTGGGCTAGGCAAATTAGTTGCATCTACAACTTTAATAATTTTATCGTAATACAATAATTCTTCAGCAAGTTCATAACTTTCTTCTAGACGCTTGTAATGTGTTCTGTTTAGAATGTCTTTAAATTGTCTCCAACCAAACTGATCTACAACAACACCGTTTGCAAAATGTATAAGTTCAATTACATCATCTTCAGCAGGTTGTTGAAGTAATTTCACAGTTAGTTTGTTGGTTGTTAACGAGTAATCAACACTAGGCATTAACAGTTGTCCATTTTGTATTACCCAAACAAACTCTGCAGATAACGCAGGTGATCTTAAATCAAACAGTCCACGCTGCCATCTTCTAAATGCATAGTAATCTTCGGTGCCTACTTCTAATTCTGTTTTTTCAGTAACTTGTATTTTTTGACGTTCAATGCCCTGACTATCATGATTACTAAACTGATACACTGTAATAATATCGTTATCATTGTAAGCAGAAGTTAGATATATTGTTCCAGGTGTTCTTTGGAAATCATTATTATTATCATAGTAACCTAAATTGTATTCTGCATCACTAATGATGTAAACTTCAAGTTTATCACCCGCTTCGCCAATACCTAATTCAAGTGTAACTGTACTACCTGCTTGACCCGATGGCGGCAATGTGCTATCATATGCACTTGCACCTTCAAATGTCCATTCTTGCAAGTAAGTTAATCTTCTTCCATTCAGATAAACTTCAACATCATATGCGTTAACACTTGCAATAGGTACCTGAGTTAAGTCTAACTGATATTGTCTAGTAGATGTTACATCAAATGTTTCATTGTAACCAGCATGTAATACTTTGTCATTAACTTTAACAAGCATATTTGTTCTTAATGGTTCTTGCTCAAAAGGTGCTTGACTTAGTGCAAAGTTTGTAGTACTACCATCTGCTACAATAGAATCAATAGTAACTTGACTATATCCTACATTTGTTAGTCCTTCTTCTGCAATAAGAACTTTAATGTTTGCATCTGTAAACGGAGGTGACGGTAATTTAACAATAAAGTTACCTGGATATGCATACGTTTCGTCTGCTTCTAGTAAAGATACATTTACTACCTTACCGTTCACTGTAACAAATGCTTCTGCACTATCTTGGTATCTTGCATTTGAAAGGAATTCAACTGTAGTGCCGTCGCCAGTATATGTGTCAATATCTAATATATTTGAAGCACTCATCCCTACTGAAATAATGTTTATTCTTTGTCCTAAGGTTGGTGCGGTATCAAATGTAACTGTTTCACTGTTATAGTCAATTACATAATCATCACTTGTTAAAATAGTTGATCCCACTTTAACAAATAAGTTTTCTTTCTTAATTGGAGAAGCACCAATACTATAAGTTCTTGTTGCACCATTGCCAATATAGTTTCTTGATTCTATTTGTGAAGATCCTACAGTAGGTCTTTCGTAAACTGTAATATCAAGAGTGTCAAGAACTTGTCCTGGTACAACTTCTTCTGGACCTTTTGATGTAGTATGTGTTACAAATCCGTCACCGTCTACAGTAATATCTTCTGATCTTAAACCTGTAGCAGTTTGATATTGTAAATTGCCGCCTTCTAGTGCAGTATCATATACATCAGGATCAGGAAGGAATGCACCGTCTGAAGTAATTTTTCTAATAATAAATGTGTCGCCATCATTACCAGTAATATCATAGTCATTAATGTTAATAGTTGTTTGTACGCCATCGCCTACAATAGGTAACATTAATGCATTGTCGTTTGTTTGATCCGGTGTTCCGTAATTAGGATCGTCAATTCGTACTCCGTTTTTATAAACGTTATAAGTGATTCCATCTTCTAATGGCTTAGGTTCTCCTAAACTATCTATTAAGTTAAATTCATTAGTTGATCCGTCAAGTGTTACAACATAATCTTCATATGTTGTATCAAATACGTCCCAGGCATCGTCCATCCAGTTTCCAGTGTCCCAACCATTTTGTCCACCAAACTCAAATCCTCTAACTTGTACGCCGCCATAGTCAACACCATCCATTAACTGACCTAGTGTTTTACCAAACTGCTCTGTTGTAGGTGCATACGCAAGATTAATTCTATCCTGTGCATTTAATAATGCAATATCTTTTGAATATTCTACAACAATGTTAGTTCCGCTTATTGGAGAATCAGTAAATGTAATTCTACCATAATATCTATCATATCCCTTTGTTTGATCAAGAACATTTTCGTATGTGTAGTTTCCGCCAAGTACTTCATCACCGTCAACATAAACTGTAACTTTGTCAGTTCTTAAGTTCATTGGCCATAACAAATTAAACACGTTTTTATTACCGGTGCCTGCAAATTCTTCAGTCGTTGCAAGATCAATAAATTCGTATGTTCCAGATACTCTGTCAAACTTAATTGCAGTTGTTAATGTTCTAACAACAGTATTGTTAATAACTGCATTTGCCTTTACTTCAGATCCTCCAGCAGTGATACTGCCGTTAAAACTAATTCTCGGTGCCGACAAATATCCTGACCCTGGATTAGTTACTGTTATGCTAGTAACTTTACCGCCTGTACCAATAGATGCTACTGCTTTAGCACCTGATCCACCGCCACCGCTAATAATTACTTGAGGTGCATTAGTGTATCCTGAACCGGCGTCTGCGATGTTAATATGAGAAACTTCAAACCCTGCATTGTCTGCCCAGTTTTTATAAGGATAAACATCAATATTTGCATCAGTATTAACTAACTGACTATCAATTACTTTAATACGTTGCGGAGTTATTTCGTCTGAGTTTTCAATATATCTAGGAGGTAAATCAAAGTCCGAAATCATTGACTGAGAATTATCAGTATTTTCATAACTACTTAAATATTCTCTAATTTTAGACTTGTAAGGTTTAACTTCTTTAATATATTCCTCATATGACGGTAAGTTATCATTTTGGAAATTAAGTTTCTGTGTTAATTCGCCAACATTGTGTTTTGCTTTTATAAACGATGTTTTAAATGCCCAGTCTACATAACTTTGTTCTGCAAACACATAACGTAAACTTGCAAAGAACAACTTATTATATTCAACTGCTAAGTCATCTGTAAATAACTTATCTCTAATTGTTTCTAATACAATTCGTGATTCAGTGCTAGGAATACCGTCAAACTGTTTAATATCAAAACTTGTAGTATCGTAACCTACAAGATTTTTTGTAGGATCGTACAATGCTTCTGCAATTTGTATTGTACCATTTTGTCTACCAATAGTTTTGTAATTTACAGTATAATCAACACCAGTTTGTGTATCAATTTTTTCTAGTAATAGCCAACCGCCAGAACCAACGTTATTGATTTTTACAACGTCACCGTATGCATTATCAAGTCCTTCAAGTTCGTATGAATAATCAATTACTTGATCAATTTGTGTAAATTGACTGTAACCTTCTTCCCACCAATCTTGATAATACCAATAATTGTTTACATTATAACTTTGGCTTCCAACTCTTACCCAAGTGCTGTTTACAACATCTCTTTCATATAGCGACCATCTGTCAGCAATAGTTTCGTCTGCTATTACAAGAACAGTATATTTTCTTACTGTTAGTCTTGTATTACTATCATAATACTTGCCGCCTTTAGTAACAGTTACATTAGTAATTCTACCTTGTGCATCTATTTCTGTTTTAACTTCTGCATCTTTACCTGCACCAAAAATTTCAACTGTAGGAGGTCTTAAATAACCTCTACCAGTATCAGTAATATCAACTCGAGTAATTACACCGTCAGTAATAACTGGAGTTAAAACTGCTTGTCTTGCTTTTGCAACACCAACAAATTGTAAATCACTATACCTATCAACAGTTCTATCGTATACATTTGATGTTAGTAATGGCTGTGCCTCTTTCTTTGTTAGATTTGATATATCCTTTTCGTCAACAATTAGTTCAGTTGCTAAAACATTATTAATTCTATCTACAACTTGTTTAAATGCTTCAATTCTATTAACAAACCAACCTTGACGTGGCTTGTTTAAAATACCGTATTTTTCCTTTGCACTAAGTTCTGGTGCAGGCACACTTCTATTTTGTGTGTCAAAACCAATTAAACTATCAAACCATTTTCTTTCAATGTCTGTACTTGGTCTGCTCGAAGCAAGTCCTTCACTAAGAATTTGATATTGATTATGAATATTCTGTGTTTGATTATCAATTGTCCAATACTGCACACTAAATGCAATGTCGTTTCCTTTAACTAAACTATCACAGTTATATAATGCAAACTGTGTAGGACTAATAAATGATACAAATCGATATCCTTGTGCTGCTGGATCTGCAATAAGATCTCTAATGTTTACTGCACTTAAACTTCTTCCTTCAATGCTAGGAACAGTTGATTTGTTTGCAACCCAGAAATAATAGTAAACACTAAATGTTCTTGTTGCTTCGTCATAAACACGTTTAGTAGAATATGCATCGTCACCGTATAATGATGTTCCAGTAATGCCTTGGGCAAGTCCTTTATCTGTACCAGACTTTTCATCCCATTCACTTGGCAAATATTTTGACTCTACCCACTCGTAAATATCAATTGAATTAGTAGTTGAGAATAATTTATTCCAGTTATTTGCACTGTAAATTACAGAATCTTGATAAGGATTAATAAATTTAGCATTTGTTAAATCCCACCATAGTTTACCAACTTGCTCTGACGCCCAGGCATTTGTTACATCTAAATTTTGTCCGCTAGATGCAAATGAATATGTTGCTGGATCGTAATATGTTTTAAACGAAAGTTCTTGTTCTGCTGGTCCAGGGACTTTTCCTTGTAATACATCAACATAATCTAAGTACTGTAATAGTTCATTAGTTTTTGTGTCATACATAATAACACGTTTAATTTTATCAACATCAACAGTTTCTTTACCAACACGTAGTTCATTCCAAATACTGCCTTCAGTTCTACGGAAGTCTACAACAGTACCTTGTCTAGCACCGCTATATTGTAATGACGGTAGGCCTGCATAAATGTGTCCATTATTTAATGTAATATTTCTACCAAAGAATCTTACACCACTATCGTCAAAATCAATAGTTTGTCCATAAACTAGTGTATCACCAAGTCTTTCAAAAATTCTTACATTACCAGAATCTTCGTTAACAGTTCTAAATTTAGTAAACTCACTATCAAATGTAGTTCCGTCGCCAAACTGATCAAATGTTGTTTCAACAAACGCATCACCTTGACGACAACCCACTACTAACGTATTACCATCAAAGTCAATGTCAATACCAAACATTTCTGCACGTTGAGTGTCGGGACTACGTAATTCTTGTGATAGCGTAAATGATCCGCTAACTTGTTTGTAAATATAAACTTTACCTGTGTCTGTACCTAAGGCATCATTGTACGGTTCTGATACAGCAATAAGAGTACCGTCTGGACTAATACTTACTTTATCTCCAAAACCATTTATATTATCAGGTGCTTGTATTTCTTGCGACTTATAATAAAGTCCGTTTAAGTTTCTATATACAACTACTAAATTTGGTTGTGTATCGTTAACTACACTTGCAACAATCACTTCGCCGTTAGCACTTATATCAAAGCTCTTAGCAAATTCAAGCATATCAGTTTGATCAAGTAAAGTGTTTCCTGATAACGCTAAACCTGTATCATTAGGAATATAGCCTGTATAATCTCTTGGGTCTTCAATCTCTGTCCAGTTATTAGAATTAAATACTCCAGCACTCATATTAGTAATTGCTTGATACAATCTGTTGTTAAAAAATACAACATCATCTTCGCTATAACTTCTTGTATTATCATAAGCACCTTTGTATTTCTTGTCAGTACTTAATTCCCAACCATACTGATAGTCACCTTCAGTACCGTTGTTTACAATATAAAGTCTACCGTTATTTGTTAATGTGCCATTGCCTTCTTCTTTAATGAATAGTTTGTATAAATCATTAATTTTTGCAAAAGATAATTCTGCACCTAGTTTTGCATTGTCTTGTCTATCTGCAGAACTAAATGCTCCTAATTTTGCAAACTGTCCTACTCCTGTTCTTTGATAAACAGTATAATAACCTTCATTTGTAAGACCGCTTTCAGTTGTTCCAGCAGTAACTGGTAAATTAAACATTGTTTGCCAATCATTATTGGCTTCAGATGGAATATTTGCAGGACGAGCAATACCATCAACTAATTCTTCTTGGTATACAAAGTATTCGCCTTCTAAAATTGTTTGTTCATCTGTAACAGGAATATCAGCAGATCTTGTTAATACAATCATTTTACCAATGCCAGCTGCTGGTAATTCAAATGCTCGTGACTGTATTTGACCAAAAATACGACTTCCGGAACCTGGATCGTATAACGTATCTCCACTGCCGTCTGCTAAAAATTCAATTTCCCTGTTCTCGCCAAACAACGCACCAGCAGCCCATGTGCCTGATACATTCTTAACGTAAATTCTACCACTACTAATACCAGTTCGTTGATAGTGTGTAACTAATGCAGTACCTCTGTTAGTTACATCTCTAACTTCAATACCTGCTTTAGGTTCAATTGGTACATCATTAAGCGTTTTAGTAATGTCAAAATCAATGTAGCCGTCCCATACATCATAGATAGTATGTTTTTTGTTAATGTCATTTAGGTTTAGACCAATATCTTCAGGATTGTCAAATGGCAATTGATCAAGTGGTCTGTAAAAATCAATATCGTAAATTAAATCAGTTGGATCTTCTGTAGAAGTATCAAATTGCAAGAATGATGTTGCACTTTGATGTCTTGCTGTTACTTCCCAATAAATGTTATCATATTCAGCAGTAACATATCTTACAATGTCACCTGCTCTATAAACAGTGTTTGGTTCCCATTCAGATAATTCCCACTGTGGCATTGGATTGTAAAATACATTAACAGTTGAATTATTAGTATTACCAGCAGCAACTACATTTAATACATCGCTTAATCCTTTTGGAACTCTTAGTACAAACTGATTTGATAGTTGTTCTCCAATGACGCCACCTGGTCCAGGTTGGCCGTCATATGATAATTTTGTAAGTTCACTAAACAATTTGTTATTACTGTAAACTGCGTTTGTTGCGATTGCCTCAGACGGTTTAGTATCAAAAATTGAATACCAATCTCTATTAGGATCTGCTGTTCCATTAGGAACAATGTCAACATATGCTAAACCGCGGCCTTCGTCAGAGTTAATTGTTCCTACATTGTAAGTGGTTCCTAAATCTAATTTCCAGTAACCACCCCAGAATGCTTCTGAATTGTTAACAGTTTCTGCAGGAGCAACAGTTGTGTATTCACCAACAAACTCACCAATGCTAGTTGTTAAAGATCCGCTTAATCCAAATGTACCGTTTTGTCCTGAGACATAAATTGTTGCAGAGCCTTCAACTTCGTCCTCATATACATACTCAACATTACCAAATCCGCCAACTACTTCAACAACTTGTCCTACAAGGGGCACTGTAGTTGAACTTGGAACATAAAGTATGCTGTCAATTTTTGCAGCAATAGTAAAATTGCCAGTTAGATAATTGTTATTAATTAAACCAATATCTCCCGCAAATGGTTGTACTTCTGTATATTTTGCAACATCTTGGTTTGCATTTGTTATTAGATTCCATTTTAGTCTTAATGTATCACCTACACCCGAACCTTCGTACATGTCTGCAGGTGCTTTAACTACAATATGATCAACGTTGTTAATATTTGTAAATGGATAATTACCAGTTAGTAATACAGGAATCTTCTCATCAAAAGATTCTGTTAATCCTAAAGAAGTTAAAATCTCAGGAACACTATCGTTGCTACCAAATTGAATGTTTGCTTCTGCCCCTTCAATTGCAACTAAGGCTTTCCAAAGATTGTTTTGATATTTTACAATACTACCTTGTGCATAATCTTGTGTAGATACATAGTCACCTAAGAAAGTAGTTCTAACATTTGATGCATTAGGAGATCCTACTGCAAGATATCTTCCGTCAGCACTTAATGCAAGCGAAGATCCAAAACCTTCAAAGTCGTCTGCTTGATTATCATCAGGTTCTATAACATTTGATAATTTAAACTTGCCTGCGCCACCGGCTCTAGTATAAACATATACTTTGCCATCTTCGTCATCTGGTGCACCTACTACTAAAACGTTATTAGCACTATTAGATGCAACAGCAATACCATAACTTGCGGCTTGCTCGCCAATTTCATTTGAAACAACATCGTGTTCTGCAAAAGAAGAAACTTGTTCAATTACTGCCCATCTATCATTTACAGACTTGTCAACCCATAATTTAGTAATTCCTTCTGGAATAGATTGTACTAATGTGTTTGCACTTTCAAGATCTGAAACTCTTACATTAACAAGTTTAGTAATTCTACCACTAATTGATGTATCAGTTGCTTCTGTAGTACGATCAATAGTAACAGTGTTACCTAAAATTTCTGTAACTTTATAAAATCCTTCTGCAAAGTTAGTTTCAGTAACACCAATAATGTCGCCTACAGAAATATCAATATCTGTAGTATTAAGATTTAACTTGCCGCCTTCTTCTACATCTTCAACAATGTAATCAGTTCTTATATGACTGTAAACATTCCAAGTTAATCCGTCATTACCTACCCAAATAGTATCGTTAAAATTACATGTAGAATAATCAATATTTAAAATACTGTCATAAGTTGATACAACAAAATCTACATCATCTCTATTTACAAATCCACTATTCTTTGTATACGTATCTTCTACATACTTTGATGGCCACGGAGCATGATTGTATCCTGCTGGTTTTAAATAAGTCTCAAAAGGTTTAATTCTATAAACTAAATCTGTTTCTTGACCGGTAGTATTATTAACAAGTTCAATTGTTTGTGGCGACAAACGCATGTTTGCTTCGTCAATTAAATATTCAACTTCTTCAAATCCTTCAGAAGCACCATATTGTCCTGCTTTAACTGCCCATTCTTCAAAAAATTCTAAACTATCTTTATCGCTACTACTTAATACATCAAACAATTTGCTTAATGCATTTTTAGTACCTTTGTCTTGAATCATACCTTGGTAGAACTTATACTGACTTACATCGTCATTAATAATGTTAGCAAGATAGTCGCGGTTTTGATAACCAATTAAATGCTGTGCAAATTTTTGTTGTTCTAAATCAAAATTGTCTGTGTCTAAATCGTAAAAGTCAGCAAACTGATTAGTCTTATATTCAAAGTTAGGTATTAACCCCATTGAAGGCTTCTCGTCTAGTCTAACCCAATCTGAATCATTAAATACTTCTACACCTGGAACTTTGTTTCTTGCACTATAATAAAACTCTTTATATTTTACAAGATCGCCAATTGCATAATCTTTCCAAGATTCCCATTCAGTTATTTTTGCATTATCAAAAATAAATCCTGGAATATTTAAACTTCCGTCCCAATCACCTGTTCTATAACCTAATACTTTAATTCTTTCTTGTCTATAACCAGGCTCTTGGTCAAATATAATATCGTTAAACACTGTCTTATTATCAATTAATACAGCATGTTCTTTTTGTACTAATGCCAAACGTACAGCAAAGATTCCGTCTTCAGTATTCTTAGGTCTTAAAATAAATTCTGCTGGATTCTCTCTAGTTAAACTTGCAAACTCTGATTCTAATTTTTTACCGTCTGCTTTAAACAAACTGTAGCCATAGAATGTATCAAATACATCATCTACAACAGCATATTCGCTAATAAATTTTAATTGTGATGCTGCTGGACTTAGTGTAATAACTGCGCCGGCGCCCCAGTTTTGTGTGGTCCAGAACATAAATTCTTTTGCACTGGTCTTCCAATCGCTAACGTATTGTTCATTTGTATCATAATAGTCAAAAACAAATCCTTGATCAACAAGATAATCGCTATAACCTAAAATAAAATCAACTACTTCTTGAATAGTTTCATACACTGTTCCGTAAGGAACTTTTACAGGTGTCTTATCAAATGAAGTTCTAAAAAATGCATCTCTACCACCAGTTAATGGTACGCTAGGAATCTTTGCAAATTTTGTTGAATCAAAGTCTGTTCCGCTAGTATGTGCTTCTGTAACTCTGTAATAACTGTTTTGATATTCAACAATACTATCTTGGGTATATGCCTTTCTTGAATCCCATAATAAAAAGTTTGCTGATATTCCGCCAACGTTTATATAAGGGTCGTTTGTAATTTCATATGGTTTATGATAGTAAAAATATGGACGTTGTCCGTTATAACCTCTAACAACAAAACCGTATTCTTGTTTCTCTACAATAACACCACTATAATCAATAGTTGTTACAGGTGTACTTGTGTTTAAGAATATCTGATAGTTCTCTTCAGGAACAAAAACATTGCCTTGGTTAGTTGGAGTTCTACTGTCAAGAATTAATTTAAATTTATCTTTATTAGTAAATCCTGCAATCTTAAATGCCATTTGGTTATTAATAGATTTTACAGAATCAACATATAAATTATAACTAGTTGATACACTAGATGCCATATAATCATAAATGTAATTTACTAGACCGCTAGTATATGTTCTAGATTTATCTGTAACATTATTTGGAAATACTAAGTTATCTAATCTTAATTGCGTTTGATCATTATACACTAACTGCCCAGCAATATTTCTAGACTGTCTTGATCTATCCCAGGCTGTACCTAATACATAATTAGGCTGATTAATAAACAGCGAAGTAAGTAATGCAAATGGATATTCTGAACTACGTCTCCAAGCATTCTCGACAGGACCATGATCACCGTAGACAAAATTAAAATCAAGTTCAGTAGTATCGTAATTTCTAATATAACCACTAATTACAGGACTTACAAGATTACCGCTTTCGTCCACTGGTAAATGACTTGTTAAAAATGGTCTTAAAAACTGCTCGTTAACTGTTACAGGTTGATCAGGAATTCTAATAATACCACTTTCAATATCTTCCCACATTAACAAGTTGTTGCTAGTGTACGGTGCTTCGCCGTACTGCTCATCCCACCAAGTTGGTTTAATTGTAAAACCTAACATTTCCCATGGATGTGTATGAGGACGATCAGTGTCGTATGCCCATTTGTAAACTGCTCTCCAATATCCAGTTACATTGTTTCCGCTAGGATCTGACATTCCTTGATGGTTGAATGTAAATGTATTTGTTCTTTCATATGCAGGATTAGCAGTGTAATCTTCATCTACTAATTGTAGCCACTGAGCAAAATCACTAAGCATTGTTTCGTCAATTTGCTCTTTAGTTAAAACTGTATTTCTTCCTTCGCTAGGAATAAAATCAAACAAGTTAAACAAATCTGTATCGTAGCGAACTTTAATGTTGTTAAATATTCTCTTCTCTAATTCTAAAATTAAATCATCACGGAAATCTCCAAAAGCAATCATTATGCTTCCGTCGTGTCCTTGTATAACTGTTTGTGGTTCAAGGTACGTGTCATCTACATACATTGTAGGTTCGTA